AACTAATTAAAGAGAAGTATCCAGATTGTATTATTGAATTTGGTGGTCCTCAAGGAACTAAACATTTACTTGAGTATGACTTTATAGACACTATTATCATCTCTGAAGGTGAAGAGTCATTCTGCGATCTTCTAAGAAAAATTAAAAACAATGAAAGTATTGAACGACTCTACGTTAAAGAACGAATTGAAGTATTGGACTTCCCTAGTCCTTATCAAAGTGGTCTTTTTGATGATATCATTCAGGATAATCCTGATGTCATGTGGGCTATGACTATGGAGACCAATCGTGGTTGTCCACATATGTGTACCTACTGTGATTGGGGTGGAATGACATATCAGAAAATTAAAAAGTTTAACCTTGATAGGGTTAAACATGACATTGAATGGGCAGGTAATCATAATGTTGGATTTATCTTTAATGCTGATGCTAACTTTGGTATCTTTAGAGATAGAGATGTTGAGATTGCAAAGATGTTTAGACAAGCAGCAGACAATGGTCATTTAGAAGCAATCAATATACAGTATACTAAAAACTCTACAGAAGTAGTTTTTGAGATTGCACAAATAGTTGGTGACATTAGTAGAGGAGTCACTATAAGTGTTCAAAGTATGAATGAACCTACACTTAAGGCAATCAAAAGACAAAATATGAAGGCTAATAGAATATCTGAGCAAATAGAAAAGAGTAAAGAATATGGCGTTAAAACATATACTGAATTTATTTTAGGTTTACCTGAAGAAACTTTAGATTCTTGGAAGGAAGGATTCTCAAAAGTTCTTGAGTGTGGTCAACATGAATCTATAGATGTATGGTTCTGTCAAATGTTTGGTAATACTCAACTCAATAGTAAACTCTCAAGAGAAGTACATGGAATCAAAACAATTAAGTCAGAAGACTATGTTTCCTTTGGGAATGACAAAGATTACAGTGAAGTTGTTGAGATAATAGAACTCATCTCTGAGACTAATACAATGACCAATGATGAATTGATAGAAGCATACATGTATGGTTGGTTAATTGTTCAATTCCATATTGCTGGTTATACTCAAATAATTGCAAAATACTTCCATTACAAATTAGGTATATCTTATAGAAGATTCTATGATGCTTTATTTGATTACGTTAAAAATAATAAAGGTAATCTTGGAGACCATTACAGAGAGATATTTAATTCTGTGAATCACTATATGAAGACTGGAAAGATATTAGATACAGGTAAACATGGTCATACTTTACATGCAGGTAGTTTTGCATTCATGTTTAATAATAAAGAAGAAATCTTTTCTGAGATAGAAGATATGATTATATCTCTACAACCTATGATTGAAGAATGGTCTAATGTTAGACATCCAATAGATCCAAATATATTTTTGTCACAAAGAGCATTTATCTTTGATGAACATGAAAATTATCCCTATGCATTTAGATCTAACTATAATTTAGATACATGGGAAGAAGGAAATATAGATTATCTTATTGATACTGAATTTAAAGACTTTGATAAAAATAACCCACATGAGGTCTTTATCTTAAGACGCAAAGGTCTACTTAAGAATCAAATGAAGGAACTATGTAAGGTTTAAAAGATTCTATTGCCTCATCCCAAAGGATTCTATGTTCATAATCTTGGTTCATATCAATTAAAGCAATAGTAATAGTAAATCGTTTATCATCTGTTGGATTGTGAGAACTGTGTAGAGGTCCAACATTAATAAGACTGGATGTACCAACTTCTACTTCATACTCAATAGTAGACTCTTCTGGTCTAGCAACTAATACTTTACCGTGATAGTGATCATTTGTTCTATCACCACCTGCTCTTGCGTCTGTAGTGCTAACTTCAAATGCTTTATCGGAAGACCACCATCTCATAGTACTTCCCTTAGCACCTATTTGATATACTATTTTTGCCCAAGGCCAATCACCAATATTATCAGAATGCACAATACCGTCCTCATGTGGAGGAGTATAAAAGAACTCTATCCAATGAGAACTATATCCCATGCTGTTTAACCACGGGAGAATTTTATCATTACCTAGATCTTCAAATTGTAGTTGCTTATGGAATTGCAACCACCCCATACCTTTAGTTTTATATTTTGATACGTCTATGTTTGGAAGATAATCTGGTATATTTAAAAACCTATGAGCATTTTTCATCAAAGTCATGAATATTTTCTGAACCACCAACCGCAAATGGATTGTACTTGGAAGTTGCTATCTTGTACAACTTTTCATGAGTGCTTGGACCTTCATACTCTTGTCCATCTTCTTCATCAATAAACCAGTTTGATTCTTCTTCTGATTTTGGGTTTTCTTCGATTAACATCATTTCAGTTTCTAACTCCAATCTACGTTCAGGTGGTGCATACTTATTCTCATTAGTTGCTATAGGCATACTATCATGAGGATGTGCAAGTTCGTTAATTACTCTATTCATCCAGTCAGTACTGTCCTCATCTTTTTTTGATTTAAGAGAGAACCATTTTGACGGATTTAATGAGATCATATTAAGTTAGCGTTGGTGCTTCGGGATCTAGAGGTACTTTACCAGATGCTCCATTAGTATTATCTGGTGACATACCACCCATAGGTTCCATTGGTAATCCTGTTTCAGGATCAATTGGAGCCATTGGATCAGGAATAATTCCCTGTTCTATCTCTTTTGCAATTTGCTTATCCTGTTCAATAATCTCTTCATCAGTCTGACGAATAATCTTACGACGAACCCAATCTTGTGAGTAGTATTTACCAATATAAGGTTCTGCAGTGGCAGCAATATTTAATCTCTCTGTCATTAATTCTGCTTCCTTCAGTTCAGAGAAGTGATTGTCATATAAGAAGTCATATTGAATATGCTCTTCCATTCTCTCCCAATCTTCAGGAGATATTAAATTCTTAAGTAAACATTGGGTCTTCAACATATCGTTGAACATCCTTGAGAATCTCTTACGAAGTCTACCTACAAACTTAGTAAATTTAAGTTCGTCTCTAAGGATCTCTGAGGATCTTCCTAAGTTAAATCCACCTTCACCACCTTGTCTTGACTCAGGTACGTTTAGAGATCTATACAACTTAGACTGGAAGTACTTAATATCTGATAGTTCACCTAAGTTCTGTCCACCAGGTAATGTAGTAATCTCAGTTCCTCTACCACCTTCTCTACGTGGTAACCAGAAGTCTTCCAACATGGACATAAACTTCTTGTCATCACGTATCTCACCAGTACTAGCATCATAAACTAACTTGTTACGATAACGCATCATAACATCACGTAGATATTGCTCTGCCTTCATTTTAGGAAGGTTACCAACATCAATATAGAATATTCTTCTTTCAGGTGCTCTTGATAATCTGTATATAACAAGAGAGTCCTCAATCATTCTTAACTGATTAAGTCCTTTAATTGCTTTGTGTAGATAGGATAATGTAGTTCCTTTATTCCTATCAACTAATCCAGAGGTACAGTATGTAATTGCATCCTTTGCAAATTTAACTCCACCACCAGATCCTTTACCTGGTTGTCCACCGTAAGGTGCTACTTGCTGTTTTGGGTTATATACAAAATACTCTTTAATATCTGGGAATGGAGAATCCATAGGATTTTCTCTTCCATCATTTGTCTGTACTCCACCTTGCTTATCTTTCTTAGTAATTGATTCACGGACATAACGCATCTTCAATGCATCAATATACCTTAACTCCTGAATTCCATCATGGGGATTCTTTAAGTCAATTACTTTATGATAATAAAGTCTTCCATCAACATACCAATTCCTATAAATCTCATGAGACTTTTTATCAAAGTCAAGAAGTTCAAGTATTGTTTTGAATTCTGCTCGTATCTTTTTCTTGAGACTATCTCCAGCATTCAGATTATCTAAGTCTATCTGAACAGGACTGTCGTTAGTATCACTTACAATTGCTTCGTTTACAATATCTTCAATAGCACCATCACATTCTGGATGAAGTGCCATTTCACGGTATCTTTTGATAAGATCATACTCTGTCTTATAGACACCTTCAATATCTACATAGGAACCAAAAAATCCACTGGTCAGATAGTGATCAACTCCATCCTCGTTTGATTGAGGTATCGGTGATACTACGCCAGGGGATTTCTTTTCATTATCCTCTATAGAAAATCCAAATAACTTGGCCATTACAACTTAGAACTTTAACTGTTAGTACTATTTATTATACCACAGCAGTGCCAGTTTGGTCAGTTGCCTCAGTTTGCCAGTATTGTACTTGGAATTCGACGGTATATTCTTCTATTGTATCAGAAGTATCATATGATAAATCTATCTGAGATACATTCGTTGGGAATATGTCAAAGAACTTATATGTCCTTAATGGAACGTTGCTGTCTGCATCAGTATTTTCAGTGGAGAACTTCTGTTGTCCTCTACCTAACTGATAAACATAAGCATCTGTCATATAAGATGCAGGGTTGGTTGCGCCAGTAGCGTTATCCAACTTACTCATCTGATTCATCCACTGCTCAAATGAAGTCCTTAGTTTAAAGTCCTCATCGTTAATAACAGTAACAGTCCATGTGTCGAAGGTTCTGTCTCCAGCAACCTTTAAAATACGACCTCGGAATGGTACGTCAATCTGAGCAATGTTAGAAGCAGGTAATGCTGCTGCTTTACATAAAAAACTGAATGTATCATCATCCCATCCTGTTACGAAAGATGGGAATGTTGGAATTGATACTTCAAATAAATTTGGTCTTGCTGCACCGCCTAAAAGTTTTGCCTTAAAGTCGGTGATTGAGCGAATTTCTCTTGCCATTGGTTTTGATCCTCCTTTTTATTTAATCATCCAGTGGGTTATACTCTACCAGCGACTTCTTCAAAGCTAACACCAGTACGGGTAGCAACGAAGGTCAGTGTGATGTAGTTAATCGACTTCGCAGGCTTCAGGAAGATGTCTGCACGGAACTCATTATTGTCAATAATATCTGGAGTGTTATTTGTCTCGTCGCAAATTACAAGGTAATCATAGATACCTCGTTTGGATTGGACATCTCGTAGATATGGTTCAACGATGTTGACGAAGTTTGCCCTCGTAATCTGATCGTTAAACTCGAAGAGTTGTGCTTGTGCTGCCTTCTCTAATGCTTGTTCAACTGTTAGGAACAGACGACGAACGTTGATCCTATCGAATGCTGAAGCATATGATAGTGCAGTCTTATCACCAAATAGGATGATTCCTGTTCCAGGAGTGTTGATGATTGCGTTTATTCTATTTGAATAAAGTATGTCTCTTTGAGACTTAGTTGGGTTAAATGCTAGTTTAATAGCATTCTTTATATTACCTCTTTGCTGTCCAGCAGGTGAGAACCAAGGATAAGCAACTAGGTTAGTACGACACATCAATCCAGCAATATCAGGGTTGCATGGAAGATAGCGGAACTTGTTATTGAACCTGTCGTAAGTGTACTTATAACCACTATCGAAGATTGCATAAGATGAAGATGTAAGAGGTCCGAAGAACTCAACAACGTTTGCAGTCTGAACAACAGGGTCAGTAATGTTAACTACTGTTCCTTTGTGTGGTGATAAGCATGCAACACAGTCCTTCCTAGATTCAGCAACAGCAATTAGTTTATTTGCTTTTGCCTGAGACTGTGACAGATTATCGCATGATGGTCCCATCAACAGATAGTCAACTTGAACCTCATCTTTATTATCGAAGAGGTTGTAAGCACCAATTAGATCTCCCAATTCTGCTTTAAGTCCACCACCGCTTGTATAATTCTGACCAGCAGATAGTGAATATGTGTGAGAACCGATTGAACTGAATGTTGCAGCTTTTGCTTCTACATCCCAAGTAGTCTTGGATTGTTGTAGTGCATACCATACAGTTGTGTTAGATCCATAGATCTGCGATCCAGTATCAAAGTAAGTACCTGTGGGGAACGTATTATGATAAGTATCGTTAACATTACTTTGGTTAGAACCAGCGTAAATGTAATCGGAGTAGTTTGCAAGATAAGACTTGTACCATATCTTTTGAGGTGCATTTGCCTCAGATACAGCGTCTGTTGCTTTAGACAAACTTAAATGCTTCTCAAGGATGTTACCTTGAATTCCTGTTAATGAACCAGAATCGTCAACAACAAC